CCTGGAGACATGATGGTCACAGCCGGCGGTGGGCGGGCCAAGGCCTGTGCCGCCCCTGCCATGGGCACTGTGATTGGCAAGGCCTTGCAAGCACACCCTGGTGGACAGGGTGTAATTGAAGTGGTAATTGGCAGAATATAATGTGTACAAATACAAATTTCATTTTGACGCTAAATACATCAGGGACTAAAAATAGAAAGAAAACATGGCAACAGGACCGTTAACATTTGGACCAGGCATCATAATTGGACCCAATATTCAGGCAGGTCCTGATGTGATCATACTGAATGAAGAGTATCTCGTAACCCAATTGGGTGCTTTTTTAGCAACCGAATCCGGCGATCTACTGATCATTATAAATATTGACGAGATCACAACTGAATCAGGTGAGTCGTTAACAACCGAAACTGGTGAAGTTTTGGTTACCGAAACATAAATTAGGAATATCATGGCAACAGTAACAATATTAAATTTACCAGGCACAAACACAGTAGATGCAACCACAGTTGCTCCTGTGGTCTACAGTGGTACAACATACAAAGCCACACTCCAAACCCTGGGTGCGTTTATCAACACCAATGCTGTTGCAGTCACAGCCAGTGGCAACATTGCTGGTGGAAACATACTGACCAACGGATTGGTATCAGCAGCTGGTAATGTCACTGGCAATGTTTTCATTGGCAATGGTTCACAATTGACCGGTATCACCAGCAGTTATGGCAATGCCAATGTGGTGGCCAACCTGGCAGCATTGGGATCGAATCCAGTCAGTACCACTGGCAACATCACAGGTGGCAATTTGAATGCTGCTGGCTTGAGTTTGAGCAGCAATGTTGTATCAGTGCTCAACGTGACAGGTGCCATTGCTGGTGCAAATGTCACCACACCAGGATTGATCTCAGCAACGGGCAATATCACAGGTGGCAACATACTTGGTGGTGCCAATGTCAATGCTACCACTCACACAGGTACCACTGTTAATGTGTCAGGCAACATTGATGGCGGCAACTTGAATGCAGCTGGCTTGAGTTTGAGTAGCAATGTTGTGTCAGCACTCAATGTGACAGGTGCCATTGCTGGTGCCAATGTCACTACACCTGGACTGATTAGTGCCACAGGCAATATCACTGGTGGCAATTTAGTTACAAGTGCCGCGATCAGCGCCGGGTCTGTCAGTGCTAGTGGCAACGTTACAGGTGGCAACATCATTGGTACTTTAGTTGCTACTTCATTCTCTACCACTGGTAATATCACAGGTGGCAATTTGATCACCAGTGCCGCAGTAAGTGCTGCATCAGTTTCAGCAAGCGGTAATGTTACTGGTGGCAATTTGGTCACAGGTGCCGCAGTAAGTGCTGCATCAGTTTCAGCAAGCGGTAATGTTACTGGTGGCAATTTGGTCACAGGTGCCGCAGTATCAGCAGCTTCAGTTTCAGCAAGCGGTAATGTTACTGGTGGCAATTTGAATGCCGCTGGCTTGAGCCTGAGCTCAAATGTTGTGTCAGCACTCAATGTGACATCAAACATTGCTGGTGGCAACGTAACAACTCCTGGATTAATTTCAGCCACAGGCAATATTACAGGTGGCAACGTCCTGGTAGGTAACATCAGAATTGATGGAGATACAATTCACAGTTCAAATTCAGTAATTACCATTGATCCAGCCACCACCGGTAACGCTGGCTTAGTCGTGATCAACGGCAACCTGCAGGTCAACGGCAACACAACTACCATTAACTCCAACGTGGTCAGCACAAATGACTTGACAGTGAACTATGCCAATAATGCCATCAATGGCGCAGCGGCCAATGGTGGTGGTATTGAAGTTGGTCCAATTGGTAATGCGTTTATCACCTGGCTATACAACAACTCGGCCTATGCTTGGGTATCAAGCGGTGGCGTCAGTGCTGTGGGCAATGTTATTGGTGGTAATTTAATTACATCAGCGGCAATATCAGCAGCTTCGGTTTCGGCCAGTGGCAACATCACTAGTGGCAACATCTTGGGCGGAGCCAATGTCAATGCCACTACACACACAGGTACCACAGTTTCAGTAACAGGTAATATAACAGGTGGTAATGTACTAGGTGGCGCCAACGTCAATGCCACAACTCATACAGGGTCCACAGTAAGTGTCACTGGCAACATCACAGGTGGTAATGTACTAGGTGGCGCCAACGTCAATGCCACAACTCATACAGGGTCCACAGTAAGTGTCACTGGCACAATCACAGGCGGCAGTTTGACAGTGTCAACTGGAAATATTACAGGTGGCAATATTGTCAATGCTGGTGGCAATGGTGTTGGCAACATTGGAACAAGTGGTGGTTTTTTCAACACTGTGTTTGCCAAAGCAACATCAGCACAGTACGCTGACTTGGCAGAAAAATACACAGCTGATGCAGAATACACATCAGGTACTGTGTTGAGTTTTGGCGGTGCACAAGAAGTGACCATAACGTTGACAGACGCAGATCATCGCGTGGCAGGTGTGGTATCTACTGACCCTGCTTATACCATGAATGCAGGTTTACACAGTGAACACGTGGCCACCGTGGCCCTGACAGGCCGTGTGCCATGTTCAGTCACAGGGACTGTGCGCAAAGGCGACAGCATGGTGTCAGCAGGCAACGGCGTGGCCAGAGCCGAAGCCAACCCTGCTGTGAGCACCGTGCTTGGCAAATCACTTGAGGACTTTGATGGCGAGTCAGGCATGATTGAAATTGTGGTTGGACGAGTATAACTACAACACTCACAAAAAAAACCCGCTTAGGCGGGTTTTTGTTTTTCTAGCAATGCAATCTTGTCTTGAACAGCTTCTATGTTCATGGTTGACCACAATCCAGGATGCATGGGCCTGGGCCATTGGCCCGGATCAATCCAGGCATATCCCAGGTGTTCGTAATTCAACACCGGTACAAATTCATCAGCCACAACACAAACCCAGGTATTGTATTCAAATTGTGCGTCGGCACTGGTGAATTTTTCCAAGGGAACCAGTCGTGTATACTCAGGAAAAAATCCCAGTTCTTCTATGCACTCACGTTCCATGGCACCCAACAAGGTTTCACCAGTTTCTACCTTGCCTCCAGGCAGTCCCCAGGCACCCGGGTGCCGGTCATCGTTGCGCAACAGATAAAGATACCTGCCAGTGGTGCCGCTACGAAACCAAACTCCCACTGCTTTCAAAGCACAATGCTCCAGGTTCCGCCATCATAAACACCTTGATAGCTTTTGATCCATTGTGTGCCGGTCCACTCGTATTGTGTGCCAGTGTGTATGTTGGTAACATAATTCACAGTGGACTGATCGCTGGCCACAAAAACCACACGCCAACGTGCGCCATCAAACTCAATGATGTCATTGGCTGATGCCACCAGTGATTGTCCGCTGGTGCCGGCCCAGGCTGTGGGGTTGGCTGGATTGGTATGATCACCAGTGCCTTCAGTCAACAAATATCGTTGTCCCAGCAGCGCACTGTCCAGGCCGTCGCCAGGGCCGCTCAACAGCGGATTGATAATGGCATCAATTGGAGCCAAAGTGTTTTGTGGTGCGGTGTCAGGATCCACGTCAAAAATTACCAATCGATCATCATTGGGGTTGATCACAATGGTGCCCACAATAACAGATCCATCAGCCTGGTCCAGGCGTATTTGGCTGATGCCTGGACGATACACACCATATGCACTGATCAAGGTGGGCCACAACAAACTACTGCCAGCTACAATCTGAGTGGGAATCAAAGTGTCCAAACTGCCATCGGGTACTATGGTTGGTGCGTACAAACACTGTATTTGATTTTCAATCACAACCAGCTTGTAGTTCCACGGAGTGATTAACAATCGTGTGCCCAACAACAAATCACTGCCAGTAATGGCATCATTTAAATCGCCTTGAGCATCGTAGATTGACGCAACCACACGTTCCACCACACCCAGCTTCTTGACCTTGGCTGGAGGAGATATCCAAATTGGCATGGTAAATGTCAAGGTAGCAATATCAATGGGATTTTCCGTGCCAATGGGCACAGTACGACTTGACCACACTGTTCTGTCCAGGTACATCACACTCAGACTGGTCCAGTCAATGTAGTTGTCGGTGCTTTGAATTTCCAAACTGGGATTGAACAAGGTCAAGATCTGTTCAAGTAACTGCAATTTCTGGTTGGTGTTTGACGTCCATATGTCCAAATTGATAGTGAGTTTGAATGGCACAGGCATGAGTCGTTCAACTGTGAATGCATTTCCTTGTGTGGTCTCATAAGTTTCACTCACACTGTCATAGGTGCGTTGTCGCACATTGATCTTGCTTACAAAATATGGATCTTGTGTGCGACTTTGTTCGTAGTCCAGGCCTGTGATGTAAAAAGTCATCAGTGGTGTTGCTGGCAGACTGTTGCGTGAGTTTTCTTGTATGATGGTTTGTGCATTACGACTGGCATCACCATAGCGCACAGGCACACGGATCAGTGCGGCATTGTTTACTCCGTCATTTTCATTGCCGTATTCAATTTGAAAACCTGAAAACACTCTTGTGATCTGCAACAAGAATCTGCGTATTTGGGCGTCATAAAAAAATTGTTGCATAGGTTAACTGGACTTTTGTCCTGGTTGTGTGGGCGGGAATGGCTTGGGCGATTTACCACCATCTTGATTGCCATTGTCTGCTTTGGGCCGCAGTATTTCACTGAGACTCTGTCGACTGG